CCTCTTTAACTCCTTTGCCATATCCATTATGGTAATCAATTATAATATCTAAAACTTCTAAATAATTATTGTATCTACTCTTTGTGCTTACATCTTTTGCAAACTCTTTGCACATTAAAATATATGTTTCTATGATGTTTCTGTGTTCCTCATTTGCATATATTGGGTTGGTCATACGCAAACTTAAAGAAAAAGTTTACTTAATTCCCTTTTCTTTTTTCAACTTTTCAACAAGTGATTTATAATAAACTATCTTTTCTTCATATTCAGGTCTAGTAATTTTTAAAATTGTATGTCCTAATATAACTAATTCTTCTGATATACCTTCCTCAATATTCCTATCTAAAAATTGTCCAAATTTCCATTGTTCTCCATTTTTAAAAATATTACAACTTACACATTGCGGGAAACAATTTAATTCGTGAAACCGAGTTGCTAAATATCTTCTACTAACAAAATGACCACATTGGAGGTTGCGCCAATTATCTACTTTTCCACAAGTACAGCATTGATTGTTGCCATTATTATCCGCAGCTCTGAGCCGTACATAAAAACTAAACCACTTATCAAGTTCTTTTTTTAATTTACTGATCGTTTTCTTTTTCTTCAATTCTTATTAGATTTTTAATTAAAACTTTAATCAGCATTTCTTGGTCATAGGTGCTACCTTCCCTGACTTTCCTACCACCATAATAAAAGATCCCCTTCAAGTTGTTTATTCTTTCATAGACTAAAGCATTATTAAAAGCCCATATAATTGCAACAGGCTTCCTACTATGTACTTGGAGTTTCTGCGCCCTGACTATCTTACGCATAGCAACTATAACATCTTGTTTGTCCTCTATGTTTTTATGAACTCCCTTTACTTCTGCAAAACCTGTAAGTTTCCCTTTATAATAAAGAGCTGCGTCAATATAAGCATACTCCTCGTGTGATCCAAAAGTTAAATCAAAGTGTTTACAAAACTGAGTTAAAGCTTTGTTCTGTCTTTCTTTATGTTCTTTTCTTTCAAATTTCATCTTCAAATTTAGTACAAAAATATGCTTCTAAAATACAAGCTAGAATAATTACTCCCCATACGATTGTTAATATCTTCATTTTAATTTTCTTATTAGCCACATTACAACGGCTGTTACTATCACCCAACCTATCATTATATATGTTCTAAACATTTGGGACATAAATTATTATCCCTAATTTCTGTTGTTATTTCTACTCCACAACAAGTATATTCTATTTCTTCTTCAGTTTCTTTTGGTTCATTTGCTTTTGAAATTTGTCTTGCAATATCTTGTGCTTCATTAAAGCCTTCAAATATTTCTTTAAATAGTTTATTCATTTTAATAATTTTGTTTCTTTATCAATAATTCCTCTTACCTCTTTATTTATAGCGTGATAAGAACCTTCCGCCATTTTAGCTTGACCATCCCAAATTAATTGCTTCATAGTATAAAGCCACTTACTCATAGTCTGTATGTTTATATGAAAGACCTCGGTATCTGTTGTTCCATTATAAAAAGATAGTTCTACTGTTTCCCAAGTAAATGTCTTATATCTACTTTCTAGTAATTCAGTTAATAAAAAACCCATAGACTCTAGTGTTTCTTCACTAGGTGTTTGTCCTAATGATGTATAAGTCTTTGCTAGCAATACTACACATAACCTGTTTAATTCTAGTTTTTCTAAATCTTTAATCATTTCCATTTAATTTATTTAATACATTCTTCATAGTTGTTGTATTCTTGCTTAATTTATTCTTATTGATCTTAGTAGGTGCATCCCATTTCTTTTGATTGTTCGCCCAATTCTTTAGTCTGCGTTTTGTTTCCCAAGTTTGGCAAAGTTCAAATTTCATTTTAGTTCCTGACTTATTTTTTTCAGTCCAATAATCTGTAAAACTATCTAAAATATTTTTATCATAATCAAATAAAGAAACATCATTAATAAATTTTAATTCCCTTATAGATATATTATTAATACTTGTATTATTAATACTTGTATTGTTATCTTTAACAATTTTGTTAATAGGTGTCTTATCATTATTGTTAATACCCTCTTGATTTAATTGTAAATACCTCTTATCAATTTGTTTAGTACCTTTTTTATAAACTATCTTCCTGATAATAAAGGAGTTATCAACTAAACTACTTATCCATCTGCTTACTGTTACAGTTGATACATTATAAAGCTCTGAAAAATATTTGTTACTTGCCCAACAAGATCCATCTTTTTTAGCCAAAGCCGTTATCTCTGCATAAAGTAATTTTGCATTTGGTGTTAATTTTTTACTGTATCTTACTTCAGCAACAATAACAGCAAAGTAGTTTGGTTTTTCTTTCACACTATTTCTATTTCAAATTGATAATCTTGGAGTGCTAACTTACATAATTCTAATTGATTATAGAACTCTCTGTAAGAAACTTTTATATCAGTTCCAAAACCCCCTGAAGTAACACGAATAGTAGTCTGATGATTTGAGCTATGTCTAACATCATTCTTTCTTAGATGTTCCTGTAAATTATACAAATCAATGAAAATCTTTTTAGCTTCTTTAACTCCTTTGTAAGCATTATAGATCGTATTAAAGGTATCTCGATATAAAGCCCAAGAAGAATAATTAGCTGAGTGACATCTTTCATAATGATTTACACTTGTTCTATCTCTTTTTAATACTTTACCAATAATATCTCTGTGAGTCTTATCTTCCATTCTAGCTATTACACTAACAACAGCTCTTGGTACTTGTATTTCTGTCTTGCGACTTTTTAAAGCCAAAGAGCCCTTACGCATACCTAACAAAGATGTTGCTAGGTTGCATAAGTTTTTAAAATTATCTTCTCCCTTCATATTAAAAAGGCATATCTTCATCACCTGTTACAAAAGCAGATGGTGGTTGCGCATTAGTCTTTTGTGCTATCATATACCCATCAATAGAATGATAGTATTTACCGTTAAATTCTCTTGAATAAACATTTACACTTACATCTACTCTTGCACCTTCATTTAAATCTCTTAGCTGTTTCATCTTATCCCCAAAGAAACCTATTACTATTTCTTTGTTATAATCTCCATCCTGTTCCACAAGTATAGATTGTTTTTTCCATTCTTTACCTGCCTTAGATATTCCACTTTCAACATCTAGTTTCTTAATTAGCTTACCGTTAATTGTCATTTTTTTATTTATTTAATTATTACTTAATTTCCAATTTATATACTTAGTTAATGTTTCTCCATCAAAAATAATTTTATCTTTTTCAGGTGAATAAGGATATTCTTTACCGTTACTATGCTTCTTGGTTTGTAAAATTTGCATAGGAAGTCTGTATAAAAATCTACCTATTCCGTGTTTTACACAAGCTCTTTTAAAAGCATCTGATGATTTACCCTTTTCTTTTTCTACATTAGATTCTGTACCTGTGTCTGACTTAAACACCCAACATTCTCCAACAAATATTCCTACTGCACAAAATAATTTTCCGTCTGCTTCATAATATTTGTCTTGCCAATTGTCTACACCTACTACTTCATCTAGCATGTCCATACAATCTCTTGCATCTATATAAGCTACACAAGTTGCTTTTCCATACTTTGTTGATTGAACTCTCCATTTGTAAGGGAGTTCTTTTTTTAAATCTTCTAAGTTAGTTTTCATATTTTCTATGCCTATATTAGTGAGCAGGACTTTTCTCTGTTAGTTCTTTAATCATTCTTTCTTTAATGTCTTCTTTTATATCGTTTTTGTTTACAGGTAGCAGCTTAGAAACTAAGTACGCTTGTGTTTCGGATAAAAATATTATCCCTTCCTCAGATAGTTCTGCGTCTTTTTTACCTTCGTAAGCAAACTCAATTGCTGCTGCTAAAATCTGTGCTTGTGAATTGTCTATTATCATAATTCTATTCCTATGTTAATTGGCTAGGGTTTTTGCCTGTTAATAATTTCGTTAAAAATAATAAATAATTATAACTCTTTCGTTGATTTATTATAATTTCTTTGATATATATTTATTATATCTTTTTGAGTAATTTCAGGATAATCTTTTAAAGCTTCTGTAACAGGATCTAAATCATTAGTATAATAAACTTCGTAATTTTCTAATTCTCTTTGTATTACTCCTTGAATTCCATTATCTTCTAAATCTTCTAGTATTGCTTCTTTGTGTATTTTATATAAAGTTTCAATTACTTTATTTGCATATTTTTTTGGTGTTATCATTCCTGAACCTAAACTTACATACTTAATTTCTTCTGTGTATTGCTCCTTAAATTGTTTATCTGAAAAAGCAAAGAATGTTCCTGTTTCATTAAAAAGTTTAGTTTGCTTTTCTTCCATATAATCGCTTAAATATTTCATTTGGTTTTTATGTATTTAATTGTTTGTTCTTTAATATATTCTATTTGATCTTTATCTATCCACTCTAAAAAGTTATAAGCGTCAAAACAGATCTGAAAGTCTTTACCATACTCATCTACTCCTGCTAAATATACATCATTTTCGTAAACGTGGAATGTATTAATATTATTTATTCTTTTGTGTATCAGATCAGGTTCTGCTTGTTGCTCTTTCCATTTTTTAAAGTCATCATCTCCTGAGTGTACTTCTTCAAGCTCAGACATTTCCATTAGTTGTTCTGCTAAAAATTGTTTTTCGTTGTCTTTTTTTGTTGGTTCTTCTAAAGGTATTGGTGTCATATTAAATTTATTATTATTGGTTGATTATTATTTTCATAGTGTTTTTTCCAACTTGGTTTTAGATCTATATCCCAACTGTCTTGTTGTTGCCAACCGTATTTCTCAATCATCTCACAAAACTTATTGTAGATTTGTAGTTCAGTTCCTATAACAACTACTGAACGCTTATTGTATTTAAAGTCATTATTTGCATATCCACAAATACTTGGTAATTTTATAGAAGTAAATTGAGGTTTCAATAGCCATTCTTCAGCTATTACTTTAGTGTCATCTAATAGTTTTCCTGTTATCCAAGAAACTTTAGGTTTGCTGTAATCTACATAAGTAGAATATTCTAGGTACTCTGCGTCTTGTATTGTCATCTTAGCAGTATGTTTGAATGTAGATTATTGTAGCCAACATTGAAGCTCCTATTATACATAAGTGAGCCAATACATCTAACATCTTATCCTTTCTTCTTGCTTTCTCCTGAGTTAGATATTGAATGTCATATTTATATTCTCCATCTTTGTAAAAGTAGTTTCTCTTAAAGAAAGTTTCTTTTTCTTTTTCATTTAGGAAGTAAGTAGCTCCTGTGTTCCTATTCACAATTTTAAAGTTTTCCATTTTCTTTTTTTTAAATTATTTATAGGACAAAGATACAATAAAAAACTTACTAACCAAACTTTTAACATACTTTTTACCAAAGTTATTAACAATTCAAGTGTTAATAGTGTTTTGACTAGATAAGCGACTTTAGGTGCTGTCTAGTATATTACCATTAAAAAGATGTGAAAGTGCCTTAGAACGCAAAGGGTAGTGTCTATAAAGGCATTGGTTCTATTATAGGAAGTCTGCCTGAATCCAATATGACAGCACAACCCAAAATAGGTTTAGCGGTGTGAAACTTAGCATATCCATAGGCAAAACTTTTATAGTCTATACCACAAGGGGACTGTAAGCCGAATTTGAGGTCATTTAAAGACGCTGTATAATCCACGAAACTTTGGGTATGAATATGACCCTGTACCATAGAAGATCCCCAATTCTGAACTCTTTTCATTATACCCTTACCACTACAACCTGTTCCGTGAGTATATAATACGTTGTCGTGTACAAATTGTTCTTCAAATTTCCAATCAGGACAGCCAAGAACTTCATTAAGGTTTCTTACCCATCTCTTATCTATTCCTGAATCTTCTGCCTTCCTAGCAATTATTAAATCGTGATTTCCAAGAGTTACGCTTATTCCATTAGGTACAGTATCGTTATTAAATGCCTGATACCAATCTTTCATTTGCTCTATTGCCATTGTCAATTCATACTTCCCATCTGTTTCAGTAGATGTATGATGAAAAGAAGCAAAATGGGAATCTATCAAATCACCTGTCATAGAAACAGCATTACAATTGTGTTTGTGATAAGTATCTATACAATGCTGCAAATAATTTTTATGGGTGTACGGAAGATGGATGTCACCAACCACCAACCGATTTACCCTTTTACTCCTCAAATTCTCTATTACTTGAATCTCGTGAGGTTTAAGTCTGTATCTGTTACTTACTTTCTTTTCCAAAGTCTGCAAATGATTGTCCACCAAGCATTGCTAGTAAGCTCCACCAAATCTTTGAAACAGCATCTTCATCAGCTCCTAAAAGAGTTGCGATTATAGGAACAACAATAGATGAAATTCCTAACCATACCTTCTTAGATGTAAGAAGTTTTGTGATAATGTAATTCTTCATTTTATTTATTTTTGATTATTAAATTAATGTTTTCGCCGCCTAAATTAAGTATTTCTTTGATTATTAAGTCCATAGCCAAGCGTGAGTTTTCAACAACGTCTTGTTGGCGACCGTTCCCTACTAGAATACAACCCCTAGTATCTTTAGCTGAATTACCCCTGTGAAATAAGATGTAATCCCTATCAGGAACATCTTGAATTAATAGGTGTAAATAATCTCTTGTTGCTGATTCTCTTGCAGTTCTTAATCTTACTTTATACCTCCCCGCAGGAATACAAGATATACTTCTTTCATTATTAATATAAGGTAATTCTAATGTATCACAAAATAACTCTCCATTTATAAAGAGTTTACCGATTGTACTTTTTTCAGAGAATGTATCTCTTATTATAAGTAAATTGATATTACTCAAAATAGGTTTTGTAGATTTTAACTCCCTTAATTTCTTTAACAAATTCATTACGAACTTTAACAGGGTTTTCATCTTTCTTTTTATACTTAGGGTTAGAACTATTCAGCTTTATTTTTTTCATCTCTTTGCTTTTTGTGATACCACCATTTATCTGCTGTATATATAATTGAGATAACTAATAAAGCTATCTTCAATATTGTTTCTAAATTTGTAAATGTTGTTACGCTAAGAATTGTTGCGTTTACCCCCACTACTTCCACTACGTCTTGTACTGCTTTTCTTATCGGCATTATTTAAGTATGATTTAAGTTTAGTTATGTTTATTGTTTTTGGCTTGTAATGTTTTTTCATATATTTATTCCTGAGTAATAAGCGTCAGTATCAGGTGTTACATCTGCACCGCTTGAAGTTTTATATTCAGGGAATAAAGAACTGTTATTACATAAGTAAGTAACAAGTCTTTCTGTATAATATTCTGCCGTATTCCTAACTTCTTCACGCAAACTAGAAGCTTCAGTTTCACTTAAAGCATTTCCCGTTTCTGATGTCTTAGAATAGATGTTGCCATTCTGAATTTTAAAGCGTAAAAAAGGCATACATTCGTAAAAAGCCCATTGCACCAACATATCCCCAATGTAATCATCTACTAAAGTTTTATAATCTCCTGCTAAAGTTCCTGCTGTTATTTCTGATTGAAGCTTGTCATAAAGATCTGTACCAAGTTTAGTTTCTACATATATTTTCTGCGAAACTCTTACATATGGCAATAAGAAATCCACGTCCACGTTTCCGTTGATAGCTGTGCTATCTTTTAATTTATCTTCTGATATAAATAATACGTATGCCATAATCTTTAATTGTAATATCCGTTATTCCTCATTCTTTGTGGTGCTATTGCTACTAGTTTGTCATTTCTTTCTGCTGTAAATCCTTCTGACTTAGCTTTAGTATAAGAGATTAATTGACTACTTGATATTTTACTCTTAGCTGCTCTTAAAGAAGTCTTGTAAATTCTTCTTAAGAAAAAATGTCGGCATTGAGGTCCGCCCTTATAGAGAAAAATATTATATGACCGACCATTATGCCCAAACCCCTTATTTACCCTTTGACTATTAGCATTAACCAAATCCTCTTTAGTATATAATTTATTAGCTGCAACCATTTGTTTGCAAAAACTCCTGCTAGTCCCTGATTTGTTTGTTAAGAAATTATCTGTTGCATAAACATACCTGACCTTATAATAATCATTGTAAGATTTATTTACGCCATCTTGTTCACTTCTTTTATTAGGAGTTGCTTTTACTGTTGAAGCTAGTTCTAGTTTTTCATTAGCTTCTTCATTTAAAACTTTTTCAAAATCAAAATCATTATGTTCTCCATCTACTATTTCTTCATCTACCATTTCCCAATCTTCAGGCATATCTTCCCCAAATTCTTCAATCCAACTTTCAAGCTCTGTTTTTTCTGAACTAAGTGTTTCTTTGTTTTCTTCCTCAACCACTTCTTCTGTTAGTTCAGGTAATCCCATTTCTTTACGAATCTCCTCAGTCGTCATTACTGCCTTCATATCTTCAACAGTAAACATAGTCGTTATCGGTTTGCTCTGAACAAACTCTAAAGGTAAATTGATTCCATTTACTGTAAGGATTTTACTTAAAGTCTTTAAGATATTATTTTGAAACGGCTTTACCACCGTGTTTAAATATATTTCAAAAGCACTATTCAACTCTTGTTCATTTGATCCAAATCCATTTTCTGAGTTAATTCCAACAAGCATAGGACTCGTGCATCTGTGTCCTGTCAGGACGTTCTGCAATATGAGTTCTTGGAGTGCGATATATTGTTTGTCTAAATTTGCTGTATTTAAAGGAGTAACTTCAGGAGAATTATCTCTACTATCAGAAAAACTAAGCAAGAATCTACCTGCATTTGAAGCAGAAGTAAATTTCTCTGTTAAACTTTTCTCTACTTGCTGACGTTCCTCTCGTGAAGGTATGCCATTATTAAAGGAAAACACGTAACTGCCTGAGAATGAATTGTTTATGTTGTTGAGGTGAAAAATGGATATTTGCTGATCTATTAAAGCCCAATTCATACAGTTGTAGTCAGGAGTATGATATACGTCCATATTAGGACTGTAAGAACCTGTATATAGTATTTGACTTGGTGTGCTTCTATCATTCACATTAAAAGCAGGAACAGGTTGTGGTTTGTTAGCTCTTGTATTTGACCAATCAGCACTTACAAAATAAGTATCTACTTTTCCTAGTTCATTTGGTTTCCCTGCTCTAACTCGTTCAACAGGAATGTGATGAATAGCAGCTATACTCTGTCTGTCCTGACTCCAAATTATATTAAGTGCATAACCACCCTGAAGTTTAAAGTCAAAAGCTATCTTCTTTATTACTTCGTGCAAAGTTTCGTTTCCATTAGCATTTGCTAGGAACTTTTTAAGACCAACATAAGCTTCTAAGTTGTCATCTTCTAAAGCTATGATGTCCGTTCCTGCTATCATATCACTTGTGGCATTAATAATGGCAGCGTGTGTACTAGAATTGTAATACAAGTCTATAAGGAACTGAGGGTATAAATTACGCCACTCATCTGTGCCATACTCAATATAGTCACGCCCTCTTACCTCTTGTATTATAGGAGATGTTGATGATTCTAAATTGATTGATAAAATATTTTCCATATTATAATTTTGATAAGTAAGTATTTACATTGGCAGTTAGGTCTGAACTTGTGCTACTAAAGATTTGTATTTCAAATATTTCTCCATCATAAGAATTAACATCAGGATTCCTAATCCCTATTGCGTCAAGTTTTGCTGCTCCTGATTTTGTTACTGTTGTGCTTTGTGCCACTCCATTTTTGTGCAAAGTAATAACATCAGAATCTCTAGTTATTACTAAGTAATCATCACCAAATGTACCACTATCTAAAGCAATATTTCCCGCAGTTCCACCTACTTTAAACCTAAGATTTGATGTAGTTGTATATTTAAACAAATAATTGTTCTCAGTATTGTCGCCTAAAAAAGTCTTTTCAAAATCAGTAGGATATAGTCTAATTCCAATAGTAAAATCACCTGCTAAAGATATTTGAGATGAAGTTTGTAGGTTCTCTTTACCTGAACTATCAAAAGTTAATGCACCTGTTGATGCATTATAAGCAGGTTGTTCAGTAACTTCATCTGTTTGATCCATATCATAAGAATTTGCACTATCTGCCCATTGAGAAACATCAGTACCATTTAAAGTAATTCCTTCTCCATTTTGATACCAAGCAACAACGCTAGTTTCATCAGTAGGAAGCCAACTACCTAATTTACGATTGGACACTAAACTTAAACCGAGTTTTAACGCTAACATTATAGAGGTTGCTCATAATAACAAAGACCAACACCACTCGTAAGTTGAATCTGAGTGATATTAAGGAATATCGTCACTCCTGCAGGAATAGTCGTATGAAGCCCTGCTATTGCACTACCACCCCCTGCTATTGCGTTACTAGCTGTTATTGAAGCTATAACACTTTCAACAGGGAAGTGAACACAATAATAATCTTTTCCTGTCATATTTGTTGTGCTAATAACATCACATCTGTTCTTTCCCATTTGCTCTGTTAAAAGCTGCTGTACATTTTCTATTGCCATTTTTTTAAATTTTTATTTTTTATTTCTATTGTCCGTACCATATGTAATTAGTTCCTGAAGGTTCAGGATTCTCAGTATATTGTACTTGTTCTTCTCCTGATTCTTCAGTTACATATAGTTTTCCTATTTCTACACACCCTTTTACTGTTCCATAAACTCCTGATTGATCGGCTGCTGCTTCAGTTTCAGTTCTAGGTGCTTTTGTGCTAGTTACTTCAGGAGTGCCATTAAAACTTACTTCCCATACTGAATATTTCCAATAGCCATTCGGAACGAAGTTTATATCTCCATCAGGCGCACTCTCAGTAGTATTATGTGTCATTGTTATCTTTGTGTATCTATCATAAATAGTTTCAGTTCTACCATAAGCATACTTAACCTCCTTATCCATATCATTGGTAAACTTGAACAAATGCCTAATCTGACTTGAAGGAACAGAAGTGTCTATCCTAACATCTTCAGTTGTTATGTTAAAAGAATATGAATCTTTGTAAGTTAGTTGTATCATTCTAATATATAATAGAAATTAATTGCATTTATTTGCTTATGAAGTAACAATTGAGCCGTAAGTGAATCCTGCATTATCTAAAGGAGTTGTAGTATAATCAGCACAAATAGCCATTGGCTCTTTTTCTTGCCCTGTTAGAATCCACTCATAACCGTTAGCTGCCGACCAATTATCCCCTGATGTATTATTCCCTGAATTTAACCTAAGGCCATTTACAATTCCTAAGCATAATATAACATTATGACCTGCTGCATTTCTTTGGTTTAATTCTACAAATGCTATAAGCTTTGATTCTCCTAATCTACTCAATTCATCCTGATCTTCTTTGCTTAGTTTATCTAAATAAATCGTCAGTCCTTGTGTGTAATATAATGCTGTTAAAGTTCCTGCGTCAGCATTTAATACTTCAGCTACGCTCCCACCTCTTTTTGGTAAGGCATATTTATACAACTTATAATGTCCTAAGACAAAAGCAGTCACCTCACTTGAAGTTACTGTAATGCTTGACATCTCCTCAAAATTAGCTAGATACACATTTTTGACTCCTCCTGCGCTTCTACTGCAATCAATTCCACGCCCCTTACTTAAATTCGTACAACTTCCCATATTTTGTTTTTAATTCTAATATATAATAGAAAAAAGTATTGTTTGTTTTTATTGTAAAAGAAAAAGGTGAACCGAAGTCCACCCTAATCAAGAAAATATGAAAAATACTACTTATGAAGTAACGATTGACCCATATGTAAATCCATTATCAAATGGTGCGGTAGTATAATCTTCAACCATACTCATTGGCTCTTGCTCCATTCCGTCAAGTGTCCATTCGTAACCGTTTCTATCACCCCACGCAGCTCCTGAAGCGTTAGTACCTGCATTAAGAAGCATACCATTCTTAACTCCTAGACAAAGAATAACATTATTACCTGAAGCTAGTCTTTGATTTAATTCAGCGAAAACGACAAGCTTACTTTGAGATAATGCCTTCAACTCGTTCTGATCTTCCTTGGTCAGTTTGTTTAATTGAATTGTAATAGAAGGAGTGTAGTAAATTGTTCCTGCGGCTGTATCGCCATTTATAGTCTCTGTAACACTTGCCGTACCCTTAGGCAAAGCGTATTTATAAAGATCATTAGTCCCCATTTGAATATCTGTAACTTGATTTGAAGCTATTACTATCCCTGTTCCATCTGTTGGTGTATCAAATTCATCATATACACCGAAATAGACGTTTTTTACACCACCTAATGACCTAGAGCAATCTAAACCACGTCCTTTTGTTATTACTGTACAAGCCATTTTTTAATTTTTAAAAAGTTAAGGAAGTAGCTTTTACACTACTTCCGTTTATTTGTTTTATGATTGGTAAGTGAAATCTGCTGCTACACCTACTTGTACACCTGCCGTCCATCTAGCAACCAATCGTATGTTTTGGCTTCCGTCTAAAGGTTTCATATCTAAAACAGATACTTCATTGAAATCCATATCTAATTTAGTTGAAGTTCCAAAGAATAAGTTTGACTTACAACCTGCATACATAACATTGTCCGCAAGACCCGGTACTATTGCAATATTTACTCCTTCAAATTGAGCAGTATATTCACCCATATTGTTGAAAGGGAACGCACTTAAAGCTGAAATTGCAGAAATATAAAATCTGTAAGTCTTTTTGTTCATATAGATATATAAGTCATCTTTTCCATAAACTGCACTAGGAATAGCAGCTGTTAAAGTTCCTAAGTTTGCTATAATGTTTGCAGCAGTATAAGCACCTGAAGCAGAATCAGTAGTCATAGAACCTGAATAAGAAGTAGTAATACCATTAAACTGTCCTGATGTAGCTGTTGTTCCTGCCCAAAAAGAACCCTCAATAGCATCAGCAATAACTGAAGCAGAATAGCCCATTACAAAAGCGGCAAAATCATCTTCTTGTGCAAATGACCAATCACTTAATAATGTCTTACGACAAATATCTTGGTTTACTTGAAATTGCTCTACTTCTAAAACTCTTTCAGTCATAGTAAGTGTAGAACTTTGCTCATCAAAGTCGCAAGTAGCGTCTTTAACTAAGTTTGAATTTGTAAGGTTATTTAGAACTTCTTTATAGTTCACAGCATCCCTAACTGTTGCATACTCTAAACTGTCTGCACCATTTAATGCAGCGTGTAGATACTCTCCCGCCTGTTTCCCTGCGTATGAGCTTGATGTGATAGTTAATCCCATAGTTTTTTATTTTTTTATTAATTATTTTTTATATTATACCAATATCTTTCTTTTCTGCTAAGTTTTCTATATTCAGCAGTAGAAAGTTTTGTACTTGAAGCTTCAGCAAACTTATTCACCCCAACAGGTTGTGTTGCAGGTTGTTTAGATAATTCTGCTTTCAATCTTTCATTCTCAGCTTTTAAATCTTCTATTGAAAATTCAATAGTTTCAGTTGTCTTAATTGACTTAGGGTTTGTAGATGGCTCAACTTCTTCTTCAGCAGCTTCAACCTCTTCTTCAACCACTTCTTCTTCATCTCCTATTTTACTTTTTAAGTCTGCAACAGCGTCCTCTAAGTTTTCTACTTTGTCTTTTAACTCCTCGAAAGACTTAGCCCAATCTGCTTCTTCAGCAGGACTTTCATCATCTTCGGCAGCTTCAACAGTTTCTTCTTCTTCAGGTGCTCCTTCTTCTTCAACCTCTGCTTCACCGATTGTAGCAATAATACCTGCCTCCTCAACTACAAAAACAACACCATCTTCAGTTTCATACTCACCGATAGGAAGTTCAATAGTCGTTCCGTCCTCAGTTAATACAAACACGTCTGCGCCCTCAACAAGAGCTTCTGCCGTTGATACAATAATAGTTCCGTCTAATAATTTTGCTTGTACCTCAAACTTTACTTCTGAAGAAAGTCCAAGTGCTTTTAAGATTTGTTCTTTTAATTCCATAGTATATAATAGATTTTTTTTTAGGTTGTTTGATTTTTAGTTATTATATCGTTCAATGCTTTCAATATTTCTTCGTCTGTTGGCTTTTGCTCACTCATCTTTTCCATCTTATTTACAAAGAACCCCTCAATTGACAAACCTTTCAATTCGCCTGATTTTATCTTACTCCAAAGCTCATCATTGTTTATCTTCATTTTCACGAACCACGTTCCTGAAGGTAAATTAAATCCGTACAAATTAGACTTATCCTGATCTCCCTCTTTTATCCAACTCTCAACAGTCAGAACTCCTGAAACTCTTTCATTGTGTTGCTCAGTTGCTTTATGATGGTTGTTATGTTTTAAATAACTATATGCTGCTTGTTTTACTGTGTCTTTAGAAAAGTAAACATAATACTCACTATCAGTATTAGGGTCATATCTAAATATTTGTTTGTTAGGAATCAAAGCAGGAGAAATTAATTCTCTTTTTTCTTCATCTACCTTTGCGAAAGTTAAATTGTTCTTTTCTTTTGAGAAATAAACAAAGTCAGTTTCAATAGCAGGAGATGTTACTAAACTAATTGCATCAATTGTCAATGGTTCGTTTTCCTCACTTATTACTAATTCTATAATGGATGTTTTCTTTTTCATAATATATAATAGACTTTTTTAATTAATATTTGATTTTTAAACTGTTGCTCTACGTCTTATATTTGCTAATTGATCTTGGCTGTTTGTCATTTCGTCTGTTACAACAAATGCCTTCAATGGTTCAGGAGCTTGACCACCACCTAATTCAAATTTACCACTTAGCATTTCAGGTGCAGGAGCTTTTGCTGTCGTTTTTACTGTTTTATCATCAACACCACCACTTGAATCTGCTGATAGTATCGCTTTTACATTTGCTAACCCTGAAGCAACTGCCGCACCTGCTGCAATAGCTCCAAGAATAGGACCGACATAAGGAATCCCTGCCATAGATGAATAAGCAGCCGTAGCACCTTTATAAGTATCAATAGTAGCTTGTGTAACTGCCATAGCTTTCCCTGCTTCAGTTTCCTCACCTAATATCTTGATCATATTACCTGCTGTTGAACTCATAATGTCAAGTTGTGCTTCAGCAGACATTTCAGCCCACTTTTTCTTCTTTTTACTATATTTTTTTGTTATTTCACCTCTTTTCCTTTCATATTTCTCTGCAATAGCTGCTTTAAGTTCTTCTGCGTGTTCCGTATTCTCAACACTTGCCAACTCTTTTTCTTCTTGAATTTTTAAAGTTGCAAATGCTTTTTCTTTTTCATCTTCTATTATAGCTAATGAGTTTTCTTGTTGTATTGCCAACAATTTAGCAGCAGATGTTTCTGTTAGTTTTGCTAAATCAGCTTCTGCTTTTAATCTTATTTTTTCTAACTCTTTTGCTGCGTCAATTCTTATTTTTAATTCTTCATTTGTTTCATTTTCTAATCTTTTAAGCTTATATTTTGCAGCTTCTTCATCTAATTTAGCTGCTTTTGCTTTTGCTGTTGCTATTTCTTTCTCAAAAGCATTTACTTCAGTAACAACCCTTCTTCTCATTTTAATAGAAGCAGTTTCTTTTTCAATTAATGCTACTTTTAACTGAGCTAACTTTTCTTCATCCTCTGCCATATTTTCAGAAAGTGCCATTTGTTGTCGCTGAACAGATACCCTCTCTCTTGCTAATGCTATTTCTTGTGCGGTAGTTTGTGCTTCTAATTCTAAGGCTTTTTTGAGATTTTCTAATCTTTCTTCTGCTGTTTTAGATTCATCTTCTGCTCCTAATCTTGCTCTTTCTATTTCTTGTCTAGTTGCTGCTTTTTGAACCATAAAAGAGTTCTCCATATCTCTCAGTCTTTGCAACCTACCCTCTAAAGCCGACGCTGCTTTTGCTTCTCTTTTCATTTCATCCGTAACCTCTTTGATTTTTTCTATCACTTCAGTATAGACCTCAGCTATTGCTTCATTTGCTGCTTTAAGTTCAGCAGTTCCTTCTCTTACTTTTTCTTTAACTTTTTCTAATTCTTCTGTTAATTGTTCAGCTTCTTCAGAGTCCCCTATCCATTCATTCCACGCAATACGCATTTTTAAAATACCACTTTGAATGTTACCTGTTAAGACTTTCCAACTCCCTGAAAATCTATTCACAATTTGTTTATTGATAAATTGCACCCCCTTATATAAAGTATTTGTAAGATTATCCCACGCCTTTTGTGGATTTTTAAAAGCATTTACCATTGTTTCTCCTACCTTAGAGAATAAATCAACTATCACATTAACAACAGCTCCCACTCCTGCCATAGCTCTTTTAAGCATATCTGCACCCCTCTTTGTTTTTGTAAAATAACTTACTAAACCAACAACTGCTATTAATAAAGCACCAATTCCTGTACTCATTATTCCTGCCTTAATTGAGCCGAACATAGTTTTAGCAGTTCTTCCTACCGCCACAAAACCTGCCTTTACACTATTTAAAGACACCCCCATAAATGAAATATTCCCTGCTGCTTCTGAAGCTCCTTTTGATACTTCCCCTATATTAGATTTAACTTCTACCTCTACTGTTTCTTTTATTGCCATTTTAAAAATCTATATTTGTTCGTAATTCGTGTAAGTAAACTGTGGCCGACCATAAGTTGTTTACATCAACCCTATCTGATACTTCTATTGTTACACTTGGTATTCCATCTGTTGTACTATCTACAAATGCAAAGCTTCCATTTACTCCATCTTTAGCAATATTCTTTGTAGTACCTGTTGTAATTGTAATGGCACTAGATCTATTTGTAATTATTGCTCCCCTCTGTTGTCTGTAACTATAATTTCCTGCTGTTCCTGAAGTTCCCCCTGTTTCTAATCTTGTTAAGTACATCTCATAACCTATAACGCTATTAGTCTGCAATGTTATGTATTCTCCTGTTAAACCTTGTGCCGTTAAATTGGTAGAAGTATCGTCAGTAGTTGCTACGCTTAACTGTACTCTTGAACTCTGTGTATATCCTGCACCTATATCAAAAGAACCGCCACCTAAAACTATTTCACCCTGTCTTACTACCTTTCCCATCTTACCACCTAAGACTGAGCCATTATCTATTCCTATTGGTATTTCACTTTCTTGTCCTGTGATAAAAACATTTCTATTATCTCCCTGTGCTATATTCCCCTCACCATTAATGAATGAGTTAATCGTTCCAACTTTAGCTGTTCCACCTTTTACATTATTAGTTCTATTATCAAGTAATTTAGCTACTTTATTACTATATTGAAAAGCCGTACAAGTTCCTGTTGCCGTATTGTATTTATAGCCATAAGCTTCACATTGTAATTGATTCGGTGGGAAGTCATAAGTTCCATCAGTAAAAGTTACTTCTCCTACTGCGCTTATTTCTTTTGGCTTTACGTTAAATCCTGTTTTGTAGTCCATTATGTTATAAGTATAAAATCAATAGTTGCTAAGTCGTTTGGTTTGTAGTTTATTTTGTCCACTCTATATTCTCGGTTCTTGATAAATACCTTGTCATAGAAATTAAAGTTTGAAACATCTTCAGGAGTTAATAGAACTTTTAAAGTCATTGTCTTTACATCTGCACTATACAGTTCTGAAAAGTATTGAAAATAATAAGTGCTGAATAGATTATCAGTTGGAGAAACACCTATCATTAATTGACATTCTCCAAAGTTTAAATCAGTATCAGTTAAAGTAGAAGGAACTGCTGAAGTATGTGAGAACAAACTATAAGTAGTCGCGTTATCATCACCCCCTCCATTTTGTGCAGGTATATAATATGAATCATTGATAGTGTGAACTCCTGTATCATATAAAATTCTAGGCAAGTTTTTAATTGATCCAAACTCAGTAGCATCTTCATTAGCTCCATAAATAACAGAAGCATAAAAGTCTGCAATATCATCAAATAACGGCTTTATTAATGTCGCTGCAAAAGGACTAGCTACAATTTCTGTTTCTTCTTTTAATAAATCAAATCCTGAAGCATCAAAGTCTTTACTTCCATATAAGTAGCCACCTGTTGCTGTTTTATATACACTAAAAGGATAATCTTCTTCATCTTCCTCATATTTAAAGAGTGTTCTCTTATGTAAGTCAAAAGGTTTTAACTTAATATCTGAAATATCTACCTTATGCGTCCAATCTATTGTCTTGATATTAGGGTTGGTTACAAAAACATCATTGTAAGGTTCTATAATTAAGTTAGATGGATCTTGTGCGTCTTTTAGTGTTATTAGATTAAACATTGTAATAAGCCCTTTAAAGAAGTCCCATTGCCCTAATTCACCTCTTGCTACTTGTAAAAGAGAAAGAACACTTACAGCGGTATTATTATATGTTACATTAAGATAACTTGTGGTTGTATCTGAAACAAGTATATCGTGGTCACTATTCCAAGTTATTGCCTGTAACGCTATATAATCTCCATTGTTTAATACAACATCAAATGATCCGCTTAGAGAAGCTCCACCACCGGGTGGGATTTTACCATCAGCGTGATCATCATTTCTCTTTTCGTATTTAATTGTTTCTATAACACTACCTCCTGCATTAAATATAGCTATTCGCATAGCTGCTGACCAACTATCTACATTAGGAACACCCGGACTTATCCAAGCTCTGTTTTCTATTTGTATATTAAATACACCTGTTACTGTTAAGTTATTTACATCTGATTGAAACCTATAATTTGTGCTATCCCATAAATCAGGACTTCCCGGAGGAGAACCAAGCTGAGTTAAAGGCACAGTTGTGTAAGAACCATTAGCAATAATTGTATTTACTGTATCAGTTTTTCTTTTTAGAAAATCATTCCTGTTAGGAGCTGAGCCATTACGTTCTTCCCCCCAATTAAAGTCCATAAATAATTTACTGAAATAAGTAGAAGTCAGAAAGTCTGATGTGTAAGTAAATCCTGAATCTGCAAATATATTATCTACTAAGTATTTAAGTTGGATGAAAGGTCTAAAGCCATCTTCTAGTTTATTCATTGAAGGATTCCCGTCAGTAGCTCCAAGAGCAGTATGAACTGATGTTGCATTTCTATTCATACTTCCTGCCCAATCTACTAAAGGATATTTTAAAACATCAGTAGTATCTGCACCTGCTACTCCTGCAAAAGTTCCCGCAGGTAAAGGACTTAACAAAGGCAATGCTCCTGTTTGACTTTCTTGTATTGATGTAATGTTATATTCGTGGTCTAACTCAGAAAGTGGTAATTCGCTAAATGTTTTATCTTTCATTGAATCCATTAGTGCTACTGTATCTGAGTAAAGGTTCACGTTATAACTTATCTCTCCATTTTTATCTACTACATCTATTAGTCTTAAAAATCCTTCAAATACCATAAAGCCATTTTCCTTTAATGTTACAGCAGTTGAAATATATGGATTGAAAGTATAAACATCTGACTTTTTCGTAACTTCATAAATGCTACCAAATACTTTGTTGTTCTTTTTAGTAGCAGGTAAATTAAAAGCTTTTGAATAAGATTGTGTCTTAGTAGCAACATCTTTAAAATCATCTACACTTAAAGTTAGAGGTATTGTTTCTTCTTCGTAAAGGTCTAGTATCTCTTGACCTGCTAAATCAGTAGAAAATCCTGTTGTGGTGGTAGTTGTTGTGGTTGGTGAAGATTTAATAGAAACAGATTTAACGGTTAATGTAGGTTCACCTGATCCATCAAGACTAACTAATTTTAGAACAAATATAAGTTCTGTTTCAGGTGATGTAAATTCAAGCTCTACATCAGTCCCATTTAAATAACAAGTTTGCGGACCTGAACCTGTACAGGTGATATACGGAGTACCCGTACCATAAGGTGATACGTGTGGTATTGAACCTGAGCCTGTTTGCGATACAACACCATAGATACCTCTTGCTTTGTCAGCAACCGTTATTGAATCAAATTTTATTGTTATACGATATGTTTGCCCTATTACTAACCCTGTAATTCTTTGGTAGATCATACTCCAATTATTTTCATAACCCGCAGGGAATGGGTAACTACCTGATGTATTCTGAATACCCTCACTTTCAAAATCAACATCACCACCACTTTGTGTTGGATAAGCTAAATAGTTTGGAGAATGAGCAGTAGATACGTTCCGCCATCTATACCAAGTATTAGGTATTGTTGGGGGCTGTATATTAAATTGCGTTAAAAGACTACTGTAATATGGGATATTATCTGCACCCTCTGCACTAGTTGCGGTTGCATTATTTAATGTGCTAAAGATTTGTCCATCATATATAAGTTCAGGACCGAACCCCGTATTAGTGGTGGTAGAAGTTGTAGTTGATACTAAAGCTTGTGGATATACTATTAATTGTACACTCATTATACTGATTGTGTTCTTAGGTTTGTAGTTCTTTCTACTTCAAAAGAATATTGGATAAGTCTATCATTAGCAACTGTCTTTCTAGTATAATTTGATGTTGTTAATGTTACAGGTTGCACATATCTTCTTAGTACGCCACCCGTATCAGATTGATATTCATTTAATATAAATACTTCAGGACTATTCATAAGCTGCTCAAACCATATTGAATCTAATTCACTAACATAGTCTGTGTTTACTTTAATTTTCTCTTTTGAATCTACCCTGTAATTCTTTCTACCACCACTAGATCCGTGTAATTTTAATATTGATTCATTCCAAGTTCCACTTAATTGAGTGTAGGTTTTTCTTTTTGAGCTTACGCTTCTTACTGACTTCTTATTGAATGTATAGTAATCCCAAGTTCCGTGCTTGTTTAACCAAGTCAAACGAATACCCTCATAACCTCTTGCGTCATCACATATAATATTGATTGTATATAACTGTCCAAGTGGTGTTCCAACTACTGTTTCAGGTCGTAATGTATAATAACTACAATTCGCTTTGTTTGCAGTCCAAGTAGCATTTCCTGCACCATCAAAGTTTGCAGGGAAGCACCCTATATACATTAAATTAGCTTCTGATAGAGTAGTCGCAGGACTTCCATTATATCCACCATTTGAACTACTAGGAGTAATTGTAAAATTTCCTAATAATGAATCTGAAGCGTCATACATCCGCACTTCTACTGTATCTGCTTGTATTGCATTAAAACCATAAGTAGTTTGATTTGTCATTCCTGTAATATAAGGCAAAGTTCCATAATCAGTAAGTCTAGCATATTGAACTTTTGGTGCGTCAGACAAAGCTCCTGCTGTTGAAATAGTTGCAGCATTACATATATACCCTCCTAAAAGTAAATCATAACCAAACTTATAAATATTATTATTGTTATCACTTCTTAATGGATCTGTATCATAGACTACTCCGTTATATAAATAATAATTAACTGAAGCTAAAGACATTGAAGTATCTTCTGCTACATAATTAACATTGCTAGGGTCAGCTCCTAAATACTCTATTGCAAAATCTATTTGAAACCATTTAGTGGAGTTATACCCTAAACAAAACTCATCAATAAGATGAATTGGATGGTAGGCAGTATTACTATAATTAACGCCTTTATATTGACTTGTAGTTAAAGTGTCAGCCATTCCTGTATAGTCAGGCGATACATAGTTTTTTAATATAGTTCCAAAATCAAATATTCCTACTCCTGCTGCATTTGGTGTTGTTTTAAATACTCCTATTTCTGTAAGTGCAGCACTATCACTCCCAACACTTACTTTAGCTACAAATTTAACTTTTGATTCAGTTGCTACTATTGTGGTAGTTTCTTTTATTGCAAAGATAATATCTTGCTCTGCTGCAAGAGTTCTATATCTAGGATGTTGTGCGAAAGCTAATGCCATATTGTTTATTGTTTATTCTTATTGTTTTTGATATTGTCAGCAACATCTTGAGCCATTGCTTGTGCTACTCCTTGTCCAAATGTTTTCATAGCAAGTCCAAAAGGTTTTTGAAAGAAACTTATCCCTTGTATTCCTTTGATCTTTATGCTTCTAGCAATAAGGAACGAAATGCTTTTCCTAGATAAAAACCTGCCCTGCTTATCTCTTGGTGCTATTCCTTTTCTTACTATCCACTTATCTAACACCCTACTAGGTGGTTGTTTGCCCCTAAACCTATAAGGACTTGATACAATCTGCCCCTTACTGTCTTTATATTTCCTGCCTTTTTTTGTGCCTGAAACTCCTTTATCAACAAACTTTCCGTAAGGTGACATAATGAATTGTATAATAAATCCTTTTTTGTCAGGGACTACTTTAAATTTAATTGAGTTTTCAAGCTTAGTTCCACCGCCCTTCTTCTTTTGTAAGTTGCCTTTTGCTCTATTGACTACCTGCTTCCCTACACTATCTAAATATCTTTCTAAATTCTTATGCTTACCTTTCATCAGATACTAGCAACAAATATTTCTACTTGTGGATTGTGTTCTGTTCCTTCAGGTCTTACTTGTAAAGACGTTATATTTTCTAAAGTTGAAAAAGCAGGAGTTGTATCTTCTTCCCCTATTATTTCAGCTTCACCTCTTGGTATGATGTGAGATGTTCCGGGAGTAAGTCTTACTTGATAATTCGTATTAGTAGTAACTACTGCTAAAACTAAAGCTCCTTCTGCATCTAAATTTGTTACCCTAATATAGCGTACATTTTCTACATCAATAGCTCCTGCTGAAGTATAAGGCGCTGTTGCAAATGTTGCTATTGTAGTTGTTTGTGAGTGTGTGCAAACTACTATTCTTTCAAAAGTGTTTAGTATGTCCGTAATAGTTGTTGTGTTTGTAGAACCTCGTCTTTCATTATTTAGTATAACGTTCTCGGTTACTGTTACTGTTAAATCTGCCATTTTTATTTTTTATTTTATTATTATTTAATCTAAGCACTTACAGGTATTGTGCAAGTCTGAAAGTCATTCTCTGCTTCTACCGTTATTGAGAACACCCACCCCGTTACGTCATTGTCAAATCTTTCTGTGAATGGTTCTAAGGACTGACCTACTGAACTAAAATAGATAGGTGCATTAATATCATCCATAGCTTGTGATTGATATTTACTATGTCTAAGGATTCCTATTATATCAATAGAGTTACTTAGGCAATCAGATAGGACTTCCTTCTCATTAGTTTTATTTACTGCTGTTGAAGTAGTCCAATCATTTTTTATACTTACCATATCCATTATAAAGATCTGAAAGTTAAAAGATAAAGAACTTTCATTTGCTTCAACACTCGTTGGATTGACGTGCATTAAGGGATATTTGGTATTCTTCTCAAGATCTACATCATATATATCTCCTGTTGTTACTGTTGCTATCTGCTGATGTTTATTGCCTATCTCTGCAATTACATCTATTACGTTCTGATATGTCTTATTGTTAATCATTTCTATTTACCATTTTAGTATCGTTTAAATCTGTTTCATAACTTAACCAAGTTAAACACTCGTATAAGTTCAGTTTTGTTATTGCTTCTAAATTTACTATCTCACCATTTGTCAATCTGTACATTACTCCGAACCACGACCATTTACTTGCGAAATCTTCGTCTGCGTTGCTTCCACTATCTTCTCCGTTGCTTGAATTAAAAATGATGGCATAACTATCAATAGTATCTTTACGAAATGCCAAAAAAAAACCAAAGCTCCTTGCACATCTTCCGCTTTCATCTGTTTCATTTCTTCTGACCTAAGCCGTATAGCGCCATCATAAGCTTGTATTGTATAATGATCCCCTTTTCGTTCTGTAATCGGTCTATATAGTACAGCCATTATTTCAGGTAAGTTATCTTCAATACCATCTTTTATCAAAGTTTCCAAATCGGCAAACTCCCCTAATGTAATATCTGATAAATCAGGATGAAAGCCGTACTCAACACCGTCAATCTCAATAAGGTTTTTAAGAGTTGTATCTGCTTGTTCTTGTAACTCTGATATTTTAGCCATAATACCAACTACATCACTTAAAGCAAGTTGTGATACTAATTGTCTTGGTATGTCTGACAAAGAAGTGAGGGTTTCGAATGCTTCTTCACTTTTTGTTATTTCTTCTGAAGATATAAGCTCTGCCCACTTTTCAAGGGTTACATCTGACCAACTGTCAATTAAATTAAATGTTTCTTTCTTCCCTTCCTTTTTGATATTGACTTTCATAGTATATAATAGAAATTTTGTTAATATAGTTTATTGTACATAGTATTGTCCTGCATTTGGATTATCTAAGTGATAAATAACATTGTATCTTACTCCGTCTATTGCGTGATTGTAATTATCCACATAAAGTTTAGAACCCTTATCTGCGTAAACATAATTGTTCATTTCTTTAGCTATATTAGTTGATTCAGGAGTTATGACAAGTTCATAGTCTTGCATACGAGTTATACCACTTTCAATAGTTCCTTTCTTTACAGGTTTAACGTTTACTCCTAAATGTCTTAGATCGGCAATAAGTCTTGGCTCAGAGCTATCAGCGATTATAAGTTTATCACCCACTTTATCTAATATGATTTTAGCAAGTTCGTGGCTTTTAAGTCCGTTACGATATATATGTTCTTTAAGATATATCTTTTGTTTCTTTTTATCAATAGCAACTTCAGTTAAACTATCAGGATCTACTGAGAACCCGAAATCAAGACCACAAGAAGTCTGAAGTCCATCAGGATTGAAAGCTCCTATACTCCAATTCTCAAAGACTACTCCTTCTGCCTTATCCAACCACCCACCGAGAATTTTGTGCTGATACTTTTTAAAGTTTCTTTCCTTTATAGTCTTAATACGCTCTAGGAAGCTCGTAGAGAGATTATCTTTGTTGTCTAGGTATGTGCTATGGATATAGCATACATTGTCTTTAAAGCCATTAAAACCTGCTTCAACTCCTTTGTCCTCAAAGAACCTTTTATATATCCAATGTTCTTTAGTAACAGGATTCAAGATAAGTATAATTCTATTCTGAACACCTTTCTCTCTAATACTTAAATCTATTGTATCAAATATATCTTCATCAATAAGTTCTTCAGCTTCATCTAATACCCAACAACTTATTCCTTGTAATGACTTTAAGTTCCCTGTCTGATTTCCTGCTGAAGTCTTGATACCTCTAAATAGAATGTCAGACTGATTGCTTGTGTTTAATACTTCTGCCTTATTGATATTAAAAACATCATCAAATCCTAATAGTCCTATCTTTTCTAAGAACTCAGGAATGATTGACAAGTGAGCTGATGTCATTGTGTATCTTGTAAAGAGTATTCTAATCCCCTTAGTCATAGTAAGTAAAGTAAGAAAGACTGTTGCAGCAAAAGACTTTCCTGATCCTCTACCCCCCGTCATAATAAAGTATCTAGCTTCAGATGAAAAGAGTGCGTTATATTTGCTATTCAGTATCAGTATCTACAAATGTTATTACAGGCATATTGATAGCTTTATCACCTGAAGTTATATCTACTCTGTTTGTTTCATTCCAACCAAGTCTAGTCTTAGCAGCGTGTATTACAACTGAAGGCACTTTGTCTTTTACACATTCATAATACTTAGACTTAATAAAGTCATTCTCAATGTTTTGCACTTCTGATACTGCTTTTGCAAACTCCTCATCTTCTTGTAACCACTTATAGAAGTTAGTTCTTGATAAGTCAGTTGCTTTTAATGCAGTAGTAATTACTCCTAAAGAACTTTCTAAAGCTTTGAGCAATCTCTCTTTGTTAATCTTTGTTCTATTTTGTTCCATTTTTAATTGCTTTAAGTCCTGTAAATTGTTCCCATCTGTTTATTATTACATCACAATACTTTTCATCTAACTCCATTCCGTAACATTTTCTATTTAGTTTCTCTGCTGCTATTAATGTTGAGCCGCTACCTAAAAATATATCAATTATTAAATTATTCTTTTTTGAATACTTTTCTATTATATTTTCCGTTAATTTAATAGGTTTTTGTGTTGGGTGAACTCTTTTTTTTGTATCTTCATTTTGCATACCATTATATCCTACCCACTCAATTCTTTCTATAAATTTCTTGTGCCTTTTTTTACTAAAACACATTTCAAATTCATTTCCAATTCTTCCTTCAAATTTACCTACTGTTTTATCCCATATAATCCAACTTCCGTTTTCTGAGTTTGGTATTGATTTTATAAAATAATCTGCACCCCAAATAAATATTTCTTTCACATCATCAAAAAAATCAAAAATATGTTGTGGGTTGTAGTATTTATCATCTCCTATAACTGCTCTATGATTTTTTCCTGTTGTTGCTCCTTTATGAATTTTTTGAAATTCTGCATCTAAATCCATTCCATAAGGAGGGTCTGTAAATACCATATCTGCTTTTTCTCCATTCATTAGTTTAGCAACATCATCTGAGCTTGTACTATCTCCACACATTATTCTATGTTCTCCAAGTTGCCAAATATCACCACGCTTTATTATGCTTTCTTTTACTTCAGGTATTTCATCATCTTCTATTAATCCTTCCGTTACTTTGTCATCTTCATTTTCCCAAACGTCTAATCCCCATTCAGCTAGTTGTACGCTATCCCATTCATTAGCTAACATATCCCATTCCCATTCTCCAAATCCTACATTATCTTTAACTATAAACTCTTTCTTTTGTTCTTCAGTAAGTCCTTCAGCTACTTCTATCCATACTTCTTTTAGTCCTGCGCCTTTACTTGCCTTCAGTCGCATATTGCCGCCTAGCACCATCATATCTTCATCAACTACAATTGGTCTTAACTTTAACATCTCAGGGAACTCCTGTATTGACTTAACTAGCTTTTTAAACTTATCGTTCTTAATTATTCTAGGATTGTTAGGGTTTCCCTTTACCTTACTGATCTTAACTTGTTGCTTCATAGTATATAATAGATTTTTGTTATTTTTATTTTAAAGCTGTTCTTTAGCTTTATCCCAAAGCATATCATCTTTATTACTTAGTGTTGGTTCTGTTCTTTTAAGACTTGGCATACCTTCAGTTGGTTCGCTATCCATATATTTATTACAACTACATATTACATCTGCAACCCATTTACCTTCTCTTAAAACTATCTTAGCTTTAGTTACTTCTCTTTCCTCTTTACCACACTCACATCTATACCTCGTCATACAGTCTGTCTAGTTCAAAATGCAGGTGGTTTATTGCTTTTCTAATATCCTCAACTCCTCCGTCATTGTGTTTGTTCTTACTTCTCAAAAGATAAGTTACTGCCGTTCCGATATTGTAGCTGAGGTTAAAATTGCTTACTACATCTTTAGCCATATATCCATTCTTTCCTTTGTAATATTTAGGTATATCATCTAAATCAATTGGTGTCATATTTTCTAGGTTTTTAATTAGTTTCTCGTTTTGCGTCATCTTTAATTAGATTTTCTATTAGTTTTAACATTTGGTGTGCAGTATATATTCTACTCTCTCCTGAATAATTTTCATATATACAGGTAAAGTTATCATCCTCATAAGTCCAAAGACTTTTTACATTATTCTTAATGTGGTTTTTTAATATCCACTTTATCGTCTTATATGTTCTTTTAGTTTTCATCTACTACTTTTTTTATGCCGTCTGAAATAGCAGACAAGCAAGATCCACAATTTGTTCCTGCATTATAATTAGCACCATAGATTGTGTTGTATAATTCAACTGCTCTTTTCTTTCCTTCAAAATCTTTTGCTCTACCATTCTTTATTTCTTCCCAAACCTCTATCGCTTCATCTATTAATGACTGATGTAGCTTGTCAGGTGTTTCTACTTCGGTTGTCTTTTCCCATCTCTTAGGATTGTCTGCAC